TGAAACAAGTGATGGTGTTTTAACTTGGATGGAAGATGAAGACCATTTTAAATTTTCTGATGATGTAGTAATAGACAGCACTAAAAGACTGTATTTAAATGATGAAGGTGGAGAATATATTTACGGTGACGGAACAGATTTATACTTAGTATCTGGTGCAGACATTAATATACCTGCAAACATAGGTATGACTTTTGGTGATGACGGTGAAAAAATAGAGGGTGATGGCACAGACTTAACCATTAGTGGTAATAATATTAATCTTACTGCTACGGCTGATGTAAATATACCTTCTGGTGTAGGTGTAACTTTTGCTACAACTGAAAAAATAGAATCTGATGGAACTGATTTATCTATTACTGTAGGTAGTGGTGGAGATATTAATATTCCTGCTGATATTGGTGTAACCTTTGGTGATGATGGTGAAAAGATAGAAGGTGACGGAACTGATTTAACTATAACTGGTAATAACATTAATCTTACTGCTACAGCAGATGTAGTAATTCCTGCTGATGTAGGCATTACTTTTGGCTCTGGTGAAAAAATAGAAGGTGATAGTACTAATCTAACAGTAACTTCTGGAGCAGATATTAATTTAACAGCTACAAGTGATGTAAACATTCCTTCTGGAGTAGGCGTAACTTTTGGTGATGACGGTGAAAAGATAGAAGGTGATGGAACAAATTTAACTATTGAAACTTCAAATAATGTTACAATTGATGCTGCAGCAGATATTATTCTTGATGCAGGTGGAGCAGATGTAACATTGAAAGATGATGGAACTACTTTTGGAAGCTTGACAAACAGTAGTGGTGAGCTTGTAATTAAGTCTGGTTCTACACCTACTACTGCATTAACATTTAGTGGTGCTAATGTAACTGGTGCAGGTACATATACTGGTGGTGGCACAATGACTACTGGTGGTAATATTGTGATACCTGATGGGGGTAATATAGGAGCAGCTTCTGATACAGATGCTATATCTATTGCTTCTACTGGTGTAGTAACTTTTTCTCAAAGTCCAGTATTTCCTGATGGTGGTGTTCCTCTTGCTGATCTAGACATAGATGGTGCTACAGATATTGGTGCAGACTTAACTACTTCTGATTTAATTATCGTAGATGATGGAGCAGGTGGAACTAATAGAAAAGCTGCTTTGTCTAGAATTAATACTTTAGTCCAAACTGCTGGTGGGTTTCCTTTAACTGCATTAGACATTGATGGAGGCACTGATATAGGTGAAGCCATAGTTGATGCTGATTTATTTATTGTTGATAATGGAGCAGGTGGAACTAATAGAAAAGTTGAAGCTTCTAGAATTAAAACCTATATAGGCTCAGATTTTTCTAATCCAGCTTCTGCAGATGGAGATTCTCTTGGTACAGCATCTTTAGAGTGGAGTGATTTATATCTTGCTGATGGGGGTATAATTTACTTTGGTAATGATCAAGAGATTACACTTACACATGCTGCTGATGATGGACTTGTTCTTAAACATGTAGGCACAGGAGATGGTAAAGAACCTTCTCTTACTTTTCAAGCAGGTGACAATGATATTGCCGTTAATGATGTGCTTGGTTCTATTTTCTTTCAAGCACCAGATGAAGGAGCAGGAACAGATGCTGTATTAGTTGCTGCTGGTATCGAAGCGGTATCAGAAGGAAACTTTGCAGCAGACAATAACGCTACAAAATTAAGTTTTAAAACGGCTGCTAGTGAAGCTGCCTCTGAAAAAATGTCTTTAAGTTCTGCAGGTTTACTTACAGTTTCAGATGATATTGTATTTAAAGATGGTGGAACAATTGGTGTATCTTCAGCTACAGATGCAATGACAGTTTCTTCCGCAGGTATTGTAACTTTTAAAGATGATATTGTAATTAAAGATGGTGGAACAATAGGTTCAACTTCTGCTGCTACGGCAATGACAGTAGCATCTACTGGTATAGTAACATTTGTAGACGATATCTTAATTAAAGACGGTGGCACAATAGGTTCTGCATCTTCTACTGGTGCTATAACGGTAGCATCTACTGGCATAGTAACATTTGTAGATGACATTCTAATTAAAGATGGTGGAACAATAGGTTCTGCATCTTCTACTGGAGCAATAACTGTAGCCTCTACTGGTATTGTTACCTTTGTCGATGACATTTTAATTAAAGATGGTGGCACAATAGGAGCAGCTTCTTCTACTGGAGCAATAACAATAGCTTCTACTGGTATAGTAACCTTTGTGGATGATATAGTTATAAAAGATGCAGGAACAATTGGTAGTGCTAGTGATACAGATGCTATCTCTATATCTTCTGGAGGTGTAGTTAATATATCTGCTACTACAGCAAATACAAATGCATCTGATGGAGCATTGACAGTAGCAGGAGGAGCAGGTATAGCTGCTGATTTATCTGTAGGAGATGATCTAAGACTTATTTCAGATAGTGCTGTATTAAATTTTGGTGCAGATTCTGATGTTACCTTAACTCATGCTGCTGATGCAAGTCTTACTTTAGCTGGATCTACAGCAGCACAACTTATAATGTCTACAGGTTCTATACTACCTAATACAAATACTGATACCTCTAATTCAGGAAGTGTAACTTTAGATTTTAAAACATATCAGAACCATGTATTAACATTTACAGGCAACGTAACTTTAGCAAATCCAACTACAGAAACAGCAGGGCAAAGTGGAATTATAGTTTGTATTCAAGATGGCACTGGATCTCGAACTTTAAGTTTAGGCACTGACTACGAAACTGCTGCAGGGGCTGGTATAACTTTGAGTACAGCAGCCAATGCCGTAGATGTAATACCTTATTTTGTTAAGGCTAGTGGAAGTGTCCAACTTGGAGCCGTACAGAAAGCATTTTCATAATGGTGGCTAATGAACAATGGTTTGCTGACCCTAGCTCTAAGCATGAAATTGATAATTCTTGCTTATACAACATAGGGGATAATCCGAAACTCAGTCGGACAATGGCAGAGGGAGATCGTAGACAAGCAACATTTAGCTTTTGGATAAAACGGTCTGGTCTTGGAACAGTACAAAGTCTTTTTGAGTCAGGTGGAGCCTTTGAAGTTATTAGGTTCACTGCTGCAGATCAATTAATAGTTAGAAATAACAACAATGATGTTACTACAAATCGCGTTTTTAGGGATGTCGGATCTTGGTATCACATTTTGGTCACACTAGACAATGATCAAGGCACAGCTAGTAATCGAACAAGAATTTTTGTAAATGGGGTAGAAGAAACATCTTTTGCTTCAGCCGCCTATCCAGCATCGGGAGATTTCACAGATCTGAACGACAATGGAAAACTATTTCAATTCGGCTGTGCAAACGCCCACACAACGCCAACCAACGAAATAGACGGCTATTTTGCGGAGTTTAATTATTTGGACGGAACGGCTGTTACTAACACTAGCCTTTTTGCAGAAACTAATTCCAATGGCATTTATGTTCCTATAGAAACCTCTTTAACTTACGGGACAAATGGAATACAACTACTGTTTGGTGACTCATCTGCGTTAGGTGATGACACAAGTGGCGAAGGAAATGATCTCACTAGCAGTGGTTTGACCGCAGCAGATCAGGTGAGCGATTCACCAACAAATAATGCTGCTATTTTAAATATTTTAGACCAAAATGGAACTGGAAATATTGGTACTTTTAGTGAAGGAAATACAAAATTAGTTACTTCTGCAAACGATACATTGGTTGGTGGTAGTATACCAGTTATAGAAGATGGATGTTATTGGGAAGCAAAAGTTACAAGTGCTGGAACTGAAATGTTTGGTTTGTGGGTTGCTAGTACAACACCTCTTAGAGCAGCATCAACATCCTCACCTCATTCTGATGATGCAAGTTGTGTTTTAAGAATTGACGAGCCAGCATTTTATAATGAGGGTAGTGCTACAAGTTATACTGCTGGAACAATCAGTGATGATGACATTTTACAATTAGCTTATAAAAATGGCAAACTTTGGTATGGAAGAAATAACACTTACGAAAAATCAGGAGATCCTGCAGGAGACTCTGGTGAATTTTTTACTATTGCAAACTCAAGTTCAAAAGTTATTATTCCTGTATTTGGAAGAAGTGGTGGAACAAACGTAACGTATGAGGTTCGTTTTCGATCTGAAGAATGGGAGTATTCTGCACCTACAGGATTTAAAGAATTAAATGTTAGCTCTCTTTCTGATCCAGCTATATCTGATGCATCTGAGTATTTTCAAACAACTATATATACAGGAGATGGGTCTACACAAGCTGTTACGCATGATGGAAATAGTGACCTACAACCAGACTTGACTTGGATTAAAAATAGAGATGCTACTGATAGTCATATTTTAACAGACTCAGTTAGAGGGGTAACAAAAATTATTTCAGCAGACGCAAATAGTGCTCAAGCAACTGATACTGATACTTTAACTACTTTTGGTTCAGATGGTTTTACTGTTGGAGCAGATGATAAAGTAAATACAAATACGGAAAAGTATGTTTCTTGGAATTTTAAAGAATCAGCTACCTCTGGATTTGACATAGTTTCATACACAGGAAATGCTACGGCAAGAACTATTTCTCATTCTCTAGGTGCTGTTCCTCAAGTAATGATGGTTAAAAATTTAGCAGATTCAGATAATTGGTGTGTGTATCATGCTTCAATGGCAAGCGATCCACAAACAGATTATTTAAGTTTAAATACAAATAGTAACATAACTGATGACAATACGGTTTGGAATGATACAGCACCTACAAGTTCTGTATTTACAGTTGGCACAAGTAGCCTCACAAATGGTAACACTGAAGCCATGATTGCATATTTGTTCACAGAAGTAGCTGGATTTAGTCGTTTTGGAAAATTTATTGGAAACGGTAACGATAATGGTCCTTTTGTTCACACAGGACATTCTCCATCTTTTATTATTATTAAAGAACTTGCCAGTGAAGATTGGGTAATTTATGATACAAAAAGAAATCCACGAAATGTTAGTCAATCAGCTTTACGTGTTGATACTAGTGCAGTAGAGTTTACAGATAGTTCAAGAGCTATAGACATTTTGAGCAATGGCTTTAAACTAAGAACATCTAATGCTACAATAAATTCATCAGGCAGTTTTATTTTTATGAGTTGGGCAGATGCGCCTTTTAAATTAGCTAATGCGAGGTAATTAAATGTGGAAATACAAAAATAGAAGTATTAAAGTGGGAAGATCCTTCAAAGACGATGATGGAGTTGTTCATCCACCTAACTGGAACATATGGTCTGCTGAAGAAAAAAAGGCTATGCAAATAACTGAAGTTGTAGAAGAAACTCCTCCTGATTCACGTTTGTATACTTGGTCAATGAACGCAGATGGTAGTATTAATAAAAAAGCTAAAAGTTTAACAGACGTTAATGAAGTTGATGATGATGGAGAAGCAGTTTTAGATTCTGATGGTAATCAGTTAGTTACTCTTGGAATTAGAAGTAATTTAAAAAATGAAATTCAAAGACAGCAATATGCACTGCTTGCTTTAACAGATTGGGTTGTTATACGAAAGGCAGACAATGGAACTGCTATTCCAAGTAACATACAAACATATAGAAACAATGTTCGTAGTAAGGCTACCGAAATGGAAACAGCAATTGACAATGCTGCCAATGTAGATGCCGTAGCTAATCTTTTTGTTTCTTATGATGCAGAAGGAAATAAATCAGGAATACTTTATGATTGGTCTGATGATCCAAATGCTTAATAAAATGCAAAAAATGTATAGGGGTAATTACT